CGACTCCCGGTAAGTATTCACGGGTATTACCTTTAGCATATCCGCGATCACTGCAAAAGTCACAATTCAGGAAGTGCTCCGTCATGCCCACCCCCCGCGAAACCATCCTCGCCGCGCTGCACGCACGCCTCTCGGCGTTGCCCGCTTCCGCTCTGCGCGGCGACGTGCTGCCCGAGCGCGTGCCTGCGGATGGCCTCCTGATCCTGCGCGACGGCGAGCCGGGGGAGCCTGAGGTCACGCTGTCGCCCCTGCGCTACCATTACCAGCACCGGGCCGAGATCGAGGCGGTTGTGCAGGGCGCCGATCGGGACGCAGCGTTCGACGCGCTCTGCGCCAGCATCGGCGCGGCGATTGCCGCCAACCGCACGCTGGGCGGGCACTGCGACTGGGTCGAGGCGGAAGCGTCGCGCCCGGTCGATCTGGCCATTGAGGGAGCTGCCAGCTTGAAGGCGGCAGTGATCACCATCGTGCTGCATTACACCACCGCCGACCCGCTGGCCTGACCCCGGCAGCAATCCCACCGATCACAAAGGAGACCCCCATGGCACGTGCGCAAGGCGCGCGGGCGCAGATGGCGCTAGCGTTCGAGACCTCTTACGGCACCCCGCCGGTCGGCGGTTACACGCGGATGCCTTTTGCAAGCACGACGCTTGGCGCCGAGCAACCGCTTCTGGGCAATGAACTCTTGGGCTTTGGCCGTGATCCGCTGGCGCCGATCAAGGACGCGGTGACGGTCGATGGCGATGTGGTGGTGCCGATCGACGCGGAAGGCTTTGGCATCTGGCTGAAGGCGGCGTTCGGGGATCCGATCACCACCGGGGTCGGACCCTACACGCATGAGTTTCGCTCCGGCGGCTGGAGCTTGCCGTCGATGTCGATCGAGACGGCGATGCCCGAGGTGCCGCGCTTTGCGATGTATTCCGGCTGCGTGCTGGATCAGCTCTCGTGGCAGGTGCAGCGCTCGGGGCTTTTGACCGCCACCGCCAAGCTGGTGGCGCAGGGCGAGACGGTGGGCACGGCCACGAGTGCGGGCACGCCAACGGATCTCGGACTGAAGCGGTTCGGGCATTTCAACGGCGCGATCAGCCGCGATGGCGCGGCGCTGGGCAACCTCGTCTCAGCCGAGATCACCTATGCCAATAATCTCGACCGGATTGAGACGATCCGCGCCGATGGCAAGATCGAGGGGGCGGACCCGTCGATTGCCGCCCTCACCGGTCGCATCGAGGTGCGCTTTGCCGACCAGACGCTGGTCAGCCAAGCACTGAATGGCGATCCTTGCGAGATTTCCTTCGTCTATGCGCTGCCCTCGGGTGAAAGCCTCACGCTCACCGCCCACGCCGTCTATCTGCCGCGCCCCCGGCTCGAGATCGCCGGGCCGCAGGGCGTGCAGGCGCGGTTCGAGTGGCAGGCGGCGCGTGATGCCACGCTGGGGCGCATGTGCACCGTCACCCTTATCAATTCCGTGGAGACATACTGATGCTGCGACTGAACCTTTCTCGCGAACCGGAATGGCTTGAGCTGGCGCCCGGGCTGCGATTGCTGCTCGCACCGATGAGCACCGCGCTGATGATGGCGGCGCGCGCCGACCCCGCCGTGCAGGACCTTCCAGAATATGCCAGCAATGATGCGCGCGGCATGGTCTTTGCCCGAGCGCTTGCCCGCCGCGCGCTGCTCGACTGGGAGGGGGTGGGAGACGCCGAAGGCAAGCCACTGCCCATCACCCCCGATGGCATCGACGCCCTGCTCGATATCTTCCCCATCTTCGATGCCTTCCAGACAGAATTCGTCGGCAAGGGCTTGGTGTTGGACGCTGAGGGAAACGCCTCTGCGCTCTCGCCGACTGGCAGTTCGGCGGGGGCGATCGCTACTGCGCAGCCTGTGACGGCGTCTGCCCCGACTGCCCGGCGCGGCTGAACCGGCCGCAAAGCCGCGAGGGCGAAGCGGTCTGGGACCTCGTCGGTCGCATCGGTGGCCAGCTGCGTATCGCGGGCGCGGCGGTGATGGGCTGGGACATGGGCGCGGTGCTGGCCATGGCCACGGCGCTGGGCGTGAACCCCCGCGCCGTGGCCGAGTTCCTGCCCGGCATCGAGGCTGTGATGGTGCGCAAGCTGAACGAACGATTGGGGAGCGGCGAGGATGGCTGAGAAACGGATCAGCGTTCGCCTGTCCGCCGAGGGCGGCAAACAGGTCCGCGCCGAGCTCACCGGCATCGGCACTGCCGGGGCCGAGGGGTTTGGCCGGGTCTCGCGCGAGGCGGAGGCGGCGAATGCGCGGCTGGCGGCGTTTGCGCGGCGGGCGGGGGTGGTCGCGGCGGCGATGGCCAGTGCGGCGGCGGCGGCGGGCGTGGCACTGATCCGCTCTGGCCTGCAGGGCGTCGATGCGCAGGCCAAGCTCGCGCAGTCGATGGATACGACGGTGGCGAGCATCCAGACGCTGACTTGGGCGGGCGAGCTTGCGGGCGTGTCGCTCGGCGAGATCGAACAGGCGGCGGGGATGTTGACGCGGCGGTTGAGCGAAGCCGCGACGGGGACCGGGTCCGCGGTGGCGGCGCTGGGCAAGCTCCACCTTGCGGCCAAAGATCTGCAGGCGCTGCCGCTCGATGAGCGGATCGCAGCGATCCAGGATGCCCTCGTCGCTTATGTGCCCGAGGCAGAACGTGCGGCGGTGGCATCGGACCTCTTCGGCGATCGCGCCTCGCTCGTCTTCACCCGGATCGACACCGCGACCCTGCGTCAGGCCAGCACGGACGTGCGCGCCTTCGGCGTGGTGGTCTCGCAGACCGACGCGGCGCAGATCGAACGCACCAATGATGCGATCGCGCGGCTGGGGCTACTGGGTCAGGGGCTTGCCAACCAGCTGGCGGTGGCCGCGGCCCCGGCGCTCGAGGCGCTTGCCGATGCGATGGCGCGGCTCGCGGCGGTGACCGGGCCGGTGGGCGGGGCCATCAATACTCTGCTCGACAACCTCGACCGTTTCGCCGCCTATGCCGGGGCTGCGGCGGTGGCCCTCTCGCTGCGCATGACCCCGGCGGTGATCGCGGGCGCGCTGGCCGTGGCGCGGCTGACACAGGCGCTGGTGCTCACGCGCGCGGCGCTCATCCGCACCGGCTGGGGTGCTGCGGTGGTGCTGGCAGGCGAATTGGCCTACCGGATCGGGCAAATGGGCGAAGCGGCAGACGCCTCGTCCGAGGCGCAGACGCGGATGAACGAGGCGCTCGGGCTTTATGCGCAGGTCGGCGGGCCCAATGCGCGGGCCGAGGCGATTGCGGCGACGCAGGCCTATGTCAACGAGGCGGCGGCCAAGCTCGAAAGCGCCGAAGCCTCGCTTGCCATCGCGCGGGCCCGGCGCGAGGAGCATGCCGCCAATGCCGATCTGCGCGGTGCCGATCTGCTTGCTGCCGCGGCTGGGCCCATGGGCGGCATGGATGCGGTGGTCACCGAGGCCGGGCTGGCGGGCGCGATTGCCGCCACCGAGAAGCTGCAGGCCGAATTGGCGGCAGCGCGGGTGCGGCTGAAGGAACTGGAAACGTCCGATCCCGCCGCCCCGCTGGTGGTGGCCGCCAATGCCGCCGCCAGCTTGAGCGGCCAACTTGCGGGCGCCACCACGCGCGCGACGCGCCTCACACAGGCGCTCGGCAAGGCCCCCGAGGCGCTCGCCAGCCTGCAGGATCAGGCGGCGGTGATCTCGGCCGGGCTCAACGCCGCGGCGATGGGCTATGACCGGCTTGGCATCTCGGCGGCGCAATACCGCGCCGGGCTCGAGCGGGAATATGGCCTGGCGCAGCTCACGCATTACGAGCAACGGCAGCTGGTGCAAGAACAGATCGATGCGCGCGTAGCACTTTATGAGGCGAACCAGAGACGGCAGGCGCAACTTGATGCCTATCTTGCGGGGTTGGAGGCACTGCCCGCGGCAGAGGCCGCCGCGGGCGGTGCCGCGGTTGCTGCGGCCGAACAGGCTGCGACTGGCTGGGCGGCGGTGACGCAGGCGCTCGGCGATTACGCAACCACCGCCATGGACTGGGGCAAAGGGCTTGGCGATACGCTGAGCCGTGCCTTCCAGAGCGCGGAGTCGGCATTCAGGAGTTTTGCGATGACCGGCAAGCTTGACTTCAAGGGTCTCGTGCAGTCGATCCTCGCCGATCTTGCGACGCTTGCCTTCAAGAGCGCGGTGCTGGGGCCGATTGCCAAATGGCTGGGTGGCGCATTCCCAACGCTCTTTGCCCCGGTGTCGCATGCGGGCGGCATGGTCGGAGCGGCGGGGCCGACGCGCGCGGTGCCAGCCTTCGCCTTCGCCGGTGCCCCGCGCCTGCATTCCGGCGGCTGGGCGGGTCTTGCGCCCGACGAAGTGCCGACCATCCTGCAACGCGGCGAGCGGGTGCTGTCGCGCCGCGAGGTGGCGGCGGGAATAGGTGCCGGTGCTGGCGGTAGTGGCGTCAGCATCAGCATCGATGCGCGCGGCGCGGTGGCGGGTGTGGCCGAGCAGATTGACGCCAAGTTGCGCGCAGCCCTCCCCGAGATTGCCCGCATCGCGAAGGCGAGCGTCGCCGATGGGCGGCGGCGTGGCCATGCACTCTGAGCAAGGACCGCAAGCATGATCCCGGAATTGCCACTGACCCTCGTGCAATCACTCGAGCGCCGCCTCGTCACCGCCACCTCGCTCGCGACCTCGCCCTTCACCGGATCGGCGCAGCTGCAGGACTGGGGCGGCGAGTGGTGGGAGTATCAGATCGAGATGGCGCAGACCCAAGGCCGCGATGGCCGCCGCCTTGCCGCCTTCTTCGCGCAACTGGGCGGTGCGCGCGGGCGGTTTCTGTTCCGCGATCCGTCAATCGTGCAAAGCCCCGGCACGGGGGATCCGGTGGTCGACGGCGCCGGGCAGACGGTGTTTGTCAAACAAGTTGTCCGCCGATTTCATGCGGCGTCTCTGATTTCGGGGGCGCTGGTTTCGGTTTCGGGGTTTAGCCAGACGGGTCCGGCGGGTTGCCAGTTGCGGGTTTTGCCTGAC